ACGAATTTGATAAAGCGTGGAATGAGGCGCTTAAGGTTCAAACAGTTAATAACGCTACAAAGTGACGATAACCTTTAATTATCAGAAGTGATTCCAGCTTTTGCACAGGTTGCATTTTTAGGCGGATGTAATGTATCTAATGAATGACGATAAATCGAAATTTATGTGCGGTTGCTGTAGGGCCATTACAACTGTTGAAAATATATTGCAAGCGCCAAATCCATTTAACGCTAACTCTGAACCTATTTGTGGTTGCCCTCATTGTTTTTCGGTAGAAGATTTCGAACGCATCTGTGATGTTGATGGATGCTCTAGTGCAAACGTATCAGGAATGAAGATAGACGATGATTACAAGTTTTTGTGTCGTTTGCATACACCGGATTTGAGTAAAAATAATGGCACTGAATAGCAAGCAACAGATTGTTTGGTCAAACGAAAAGAGAAAACTTAGCGACCTGATTCCGTGGGAACGAAACCCACGACAAATCAAAGATAAGCAGGCGAAGCTCTTAGCCGAAAGCTTTAATGACTTTGGGCAAGTTGAAACAATCGCCATATCTGCCAACGGTGACATCTACAATGGTCATCAGCGGCTATCTGTTCTTGCTGGCAAATATGGCATGGATTACGAAATTGACGTTCGTGTGTCTAGTCGTGATTTGACAGAGAAAGAGCGTGAACGACTGACGGTATACCTTCATCGTGGCGCAACAGGTGAATGGGACTACGCAGAATTAGCAAATTGGGACATGAGCGAGTTGTTAACGTGGGGCTTTGAAGAGGGCGACTTTCCGTTTGATGTTGCTCCGGCGACGGATGACGAATGGGGAAATGCGCTAAATGGACTACCCGACGAAGACCGAGCTCCGTTCCAGCAGATTACCTTTACACTACATGATACGCAAGCAGAAAGCGTAAAGGCAGCACTGGTTATTGCGGGCAAGCTGTCTGATTTTGCTGGTAGCGAGAACGAAAACAGTAACGGTAACGCATTGGCTTTTATTTGTGAGACATTTATAACCGAACATGGCAACAGCTAAAGATATTATTTTGCGTCCCATATCATCAAAAGAAGCTGGTGATTTAGTCAAACGGGTTCACTATTCAGGAAAGGTTGTGCAGAATAGTCAGTTTCATATAGGTGTTTTCTTGAATGGCAAGCTAGAAGGGGCGATGCAGTTTGGCCCGTCTTTAGATAAGCGAAAAATACAGGGATTAGTCAGGGATTCACTTTGGCACGAATTTATAGAATTGAATCGCATGGCGTTTAGTGATGCGCTACCACGAAATAGCGAAAGCCGAGCAATAGCCATTGCAATGCGGATACTAAAAAAACATGCACCACAAATCAAATGGGTGATTAGCTTTGCCGATGCTACACAATGCGGCGATGGAACGATATACCGTGCAAGCGGTTTTGTACTTACAGGGATAAAAAAGAATACGCAGGTGTGGGCAGCCCCAGATGGTTCGAGATTCTCTCGAACCAGTTTGACGGATAACCGAAGCAAAACACAGCAGCTTTCCGCCCAAAGAGTGATTTCCCTTAGTAACGGTAACACGGGAAATCACTCTTTGGGCGGAAATGGAAGCGCATCCATGAAGCAATATGAGGATGCAGGCTTTGTTCCTTTGGATGGATACCAACTACGGTATATTTATTTTATTGACCAATCATACCGACAACGGTTAACTGTGCGAGAAGTGCCGTTTAGCGAAATTGAAAGGTTGGGCGCATGTATGTATAAAGGCGAAAAGCGCAATCATGCGGATGTAGGTTAACGGCAAACCGCTAGTCAACCAGACTATAGATGGGAGTTCAATTCTCACCCGTCCGCTCTATACACACAGGCAAAGAGCCCATATTGATTGAACTAGTTATACAGGTTAAAACAAGTTAAAAATGAGTAATCCAACTGGAAAAGGTGGTTTTGGTGAGCGAAAGAATAAGATAAACCGAAAGGGGAGACCGAAGAGCTTTGATGCTGCCCGTGTACTCGCCCAGTCCATTGCGCACGAGACTGTCACGAACAGCAAAGGCGAGACGGTCACAGTTACAGAAGCTATCCTTCGTCAGTGGGCTGCAAGTAAAGACCCAAGGTTGCAAATGTACTTTTTTGAAGTGGCTTACGGCAAAGTGCCAACGGAAAGCAAGACAGAAATCACTGGTGCGGGCGGACAACCCTTCTCTATCACGATTGACAGATGAAATTCAGTGAACTATGCAAATTCACAGATAAGCAGTGGGAAGCCACGGAGACAGCCGACAGCAAAAAGTACATGCTGTATGGAGGCGCCAGAGGTGGCGGAAAGTCTTATTGGTTGCGATGGTATCTGTTGCGCAGGGTACTAGAGTACAAAGCGAGAGGTATCAATGTCGATGTGATGCTAGCTTGTGAGGATTATCCAAGCCTAAAAGGTAGGCAGATCGGTAAGATTTCGGTGGAGTTTCCAGCAGAGATTGGAAGCGTGAAATCTACCAAAGAGAAAGGGCTAGGCTTTCATTTGAATGGTGGTGGCTCAATCCTATTGCGCAACTTGGATGATGCCAGTAAATATCAATCGTTTGAATTCGCAATCATCGCCATTGACGAAATCACAAAGAATCCGCTCAGTACATTTGATAAACTTCGTGGCTCACTTCGATGGCCAGGAGTGCCAAATACTCAATTTATCGGCACATGCAACCCAGAAGCTTGCTGGGTTCGTGACTACTGGATAGAGAAGAGATTTCCAGAAGCGTTGCAGGGTGAATCCGATAACTTTGCTTTTGTTTCGGCACTACCGCAGGATAATCCGCACCTTGATACATCGTATTGGCGTGAATTGAATACGCTGTCTGGTGCATTGCGTCAGGCTTGGCTACATGGCGATTGGTACGCAGGTGTCGAGGGGCTAGTTTACGAAAATTTTAACGATGAAAATATCGTAGGAGACGAAATAGAGGTAGATACCGATTTGGGTTGTGAAATAGCGATTGATGACGGATACATTGACCCGCGATCAACATTATTTATTCAGCGTCTCCCCAATGGTGACGTTTTTGTTTTTGACGAGCTTTATCAAACAAAAACACTAGAGGAGCAGACGATTGCAAGTATCATCGACACCGTAGGGCGTTATGGACTCAGATTACCAGAAATGGCAGCGGTTAGCCATGAGGCTGTAGCACTCCGTGAAAGGTTGCGAAAAGCTGATATTATAGCCAGAAATTGGATGAGTAAAAAAGTCAGCGGAAGCGGTTCTACCCGGTTGGCTGCCATTACAAAAACAAGAGGGCTGATCTGTGATGGTCAGGGACATAGGGCGATCAAGGTGCATCGAAGGTGCCGAAATCTGATTGATGAGTTACGTTCTGGGTACAAGTATCCAGAAGGAAAGCACGGATTATCTGAGTCGCCAGCCGATGGTAATGACCATGCGGCGCAAGCGCTGGAAAGTTGGGTTTGGCTGAGGGCATAACGTTGAGTGGAGTGCTTATGAACAAACTAACAAGACGTGAAAAAGAGGTTGCTGAGAAATTAGCGAGCGGGAAGCGGCAATCGTTCATCGCTGACGACCTCGTGATCAGTCGGCGCACAGTCTATAACCATGTGCGCTCGATTCGAGAGAAGATCGGCGCAAGTAGTGCGTTCGAAGCGGCTGTGAAGCTGGCAATCTCTGAAAAATAAGAGGAGGAAACCTAGATGAATGACAACCCACTAGAGGTTAACTCGCACAGGATAGACGCGAATCGGTCATGTTCAAACGCTCTGGTTCGAGAGAATCGTATCGGGCGATTCTCGATTTCCCGGCGACTTTTGCTGACCAGTAAGCGTTTGTGCGCTTTGTTTGGCACAATGATTGTTGTCAGGGCTGATTCTGACTTTTATCGTGATTCCGTTGATTACATTGCTTATTCTGCGATTTTTCCAGCGATTGCGCATGGAGCGGAACCGCCCAAATATCACATATGGATTAACGTAGATGTTGATGCCGAGTTGGGGTTTTCTATTGAGGACAGAACAGACTCATGGAATGATTGCGGAGTTTCTATTACCGAAAAAGAAAACGAGGTGACCGATGGATAAGCTCGGTGCACCAGAACGAAGACATGTCATTGATATAAACATTGATGCGGACAGTGAAGACGAGCTGATAGCGCACCTCAATCACATTCTGTTTGTTTTTGAGACGAGCGGAATAAGCAGAAGTAGCGTCAGTTGCGGATACGCAACAGGTCACATCATTACATACCGTGTTAACGAGGGCGTGACTCACGAGTCATGGAAAAAAGCATTAAATACGTATTTGGGCAGAGATGATGCAATATCCGAAAAATAGTCACTTGTAACAATAGAAAAATAATCGAAAGCTCGTTATCATGTTTGATAACGAGCTTTTTATTTACTAAAGGTGAATTTGTGTACGAATACGCAATGTTGCAAGCGATACAGAAGCAAATGGAAGGCGCGACGGTGGATATTAATCCGCTTGAATCTTCGCTTTGGTTGATTTCGCTGCCATTCGTGTTGCTGGGTTGGCTAGTTGGTTTTGCGTGGCGGTCGGCGTTGTGGTGTGCAGCAGCTATGGTGGTTGGGTATCAGTCTGGATTAAATGATGGCGAGGATAGACGCAAGTGAACCTACTTCAGCAGATTCAAACCCAACACAAGCGATTCATTAAAGCTCCGTCGAATTCATCTCTTCCTGCGCATCTGCGCGAGCGGATTCATTTATTTTCGGCAGGTGGTGGCAGTGGTGATGGGCAGCAAACTGCCAATGATTCGGTTCAGGATTATGTGGGGGCTGCAACTGCCTATCAGAGCTATGTTTGGGTGCGCAAAGCAGTGGGCAAGATCGCTGAGTCGCTGGCCTCTTTGCCCGTGGGCGTGGTAACCGGAGACGGCGAAAGCTTACCTCAGCATGAGATTGCGTTGCTGCTGAACCGTGGCAATGACCAGATGCCACCATCCGTATGTTGGGAGCAATACGCCGTCAGTATGTTACTGTCTGGCGAATGTTTCTTTGAGATTGTGGACGATAGGCGAGGACAACCAGTTGAATTGTGGCATCGTCGCTCTGATGCCGTTTCGCTACGTGTGGATGCCAGCGCAGAGCGTCGGCTGTATCCTCGTGTTGCTCAGTACGAGTACAAGCCGGAATTTACAGGTGGTAGTGGCGAGCCGCATCTTTTGCTTCCAGAAGCGATGATTCAGGATAAGTTTAGCAATCCGCTCAGTATCTGGCGTGGGCTTGCTCCGATCTCGGCGGTGCGTGAGGGGATTATTATTGATTTATTTAGTCGTGCATGGCGTAAGAACTTTATGCGGCGTGGCGCAAGACCCGATTACGCACTGATTGCGCCCCAGGGCATCACGAAAACTGAGCGGGATGAGTTGGAAGCGTCGCTGATTCAAAAGTTTTCCGGTGCAGAGAACTGGCACAAACCGATTATTTTGGAAGAGGGCGTCACGGATATTAAAACCTTTTCCTTC